TGATATGGAAGCACTAGAGCCTGCATTGCAGACAGTAGAATACTATGAGTGCTACATCAAGACAGATTTAGATGGTGACGGTATAGCTGAGATGAGACGTGTATGTTACGCCTCTAACGAGATACTACATGAAGAAGAGTGTGACTACGTTCCATTCCATTCATTGTGCCCTATCCCGATCCCTCACAAGTTCTTTGGACAGTCATTAGCTGACAGGGCCATGGACCTACAGTTGATCAAGTCCACCGTGACTAGACAAATGCTAGATAACCTTTACCTTACTAACAACTACCGAGTTGGTGCAGTAGAAGGCCAAGTAAACATGGATGACTTACTAACATCCACTGCTGGTGGTGTTATTAGAATTAAGAACCCAAATGCTTTAGTACCTATGCAAGTAACATCTAACGCTAATCAGTCATTCCCTATGCTTGAGTACCTAGACAGTGTCCAGGCGAAGCGTACAGGCGTTTCTGACTCTCAGCAAGGTCTTAACCCAGATCTTCTACAAAACGTCACAGCGACCGCTGTAGCAGCCATGACGAGCCAAGCTGGAGGTAAGTTAGAACTGATAGCACGTATCTTTGCAGACACAGGTGTTTCATCGTTATTCAAAGGTATATTGCACCTGGTATGTAAGTACCAACAAAAAGAAAAAATTGCTAATGTTAACGGTAAGTTTGTTGCATTTGATCCCAGAGAATGGGACACACAATACAACGTATCGGTAAATGTAGGGCTTGGTACTGGAAGCAAACAAGAGCAGTTGGCTACTATGCAAATGATCTTAGACAAACAAGAGCAGATCATTCAGCAGTACGGCCTAGGTAACCCCTTAGTTAACCTCAAGCAATACAGAGACACGTTAGCTAAGTTTGTAAACATGGCTGGCTTTAAAGACGATTCACAATTCCTTATGGAAATTGATGAGCAGCAGTCACAACAAATGGCACAGCAAGCACAACAAGGACAGTCTGACCCTCAAGTACAAGCTGCTGAAGCATTAGCACAAGCAGAGATACAGAAGGCTCAAATGAAGATGCAAGCGGACCAGGCCAAACTCCAGTTAGATCGTGAGCAAATGGAACTCAAGGCCCAGAAAGATGCACTAGAGTTGCAAATGAAAGAGGTTCAACAAACTAAAGAACTAGCATTAAAAGAGCTAGAACTTATGATGGATGCTCAGAAAAATAACGATGCAAGCCAGACAGAAAAAACTAAAGTGCTCATGAGTGCATTAGAAAAGATTAACGATGTAAGCCAAAGAGGTATGTAATGACTTTATCGGAAGCAATGAAAAACATACTGGGAAGCACTGAGTTCCAGGAAGTTATGAAAGAAATGAAAGACACACAGCTACAGATGATCCAATACTCGGGTGATGACGAAGCTGAACTAAGAGAATACGCATACCAACGCATACGATCCATTAACGAAATTATGTCTAATCTTGAATCTATCGCACAAACAGGCGAGATAAAAGATAAGGCATGGAAGATATTATAGGCACTTGCCTACTAATCGGTAACCTCCCGTAGAGGAATAAAAGGTAATACAAAATGAGTGATGAAACCATGACTCCCGAACAGGGAAGTGGCAATCTAACAGTAAGTGAATCGGTAAGTGGATTTGAAAGCTTCTTAGATAGCCAAGAGAACCCTGTAAAGGATAATTCAGAAAGCGTATCAGAGGAAGTTGTAGAAGAAACTTTAGAAGCATCAGAAGAAGAAGTAGAATCCGAAGAGCAATCGGAAGAGGAAACTTATGAAGCTGAAGATTCTGACGAAGTTGAGGAAGAGACTGAAGAAGAAGCACCCCAGAAATTCACCGTTAAAGCATCAGGTGAAGAGAAAGAGGTTACCTTTGATGAATTAGTATCTGGCTATCAACTCGGATCAGACTACACTAAAAAGACTCAAGAGCTAGCAGAGAACCGAAAGTTAGTTGAATCGGAAGCTAGGGCAATTGTTGAGGCTAAAAAAGTTAGAGATACATACGCTCAAAGGTTGCAAGCTGTTGAACAGTTATTAAGCACTAATAATGACTCTCAAGAGGAAATGCAATATTTAAAAGAAAACGATCCGATAGCATACGCAACGAAAGTTGCAGAGAACACAGAGAGACGTGAGCAGATACAGTCTTTAAGAGCCGAGCAACAACGCATTGCACAACAGCAACAAGCAGACGGTGCTCAGGCCATGCAGCAACAAATAGCTCATGAATCAGCAAAATTAAAAGAAGTGCTACCAGAGTTTTCAGACAAAGCTAAAGGCGAACAAATCAGAAATGAGATTCGTAACTACGGCAAATCAGTGGGATTCACAGAAGATGAGTTATCTCAGGTCTATGACTCACGACACGTCCTTGTATTGCATAAGGCCGCTATGTACGACAAGCTACAGAAATCTAAACCAGGTGTTCAGAAGAAAGTGGCCAACGCTCCTAAGATGATTAAGAGTGGTACTAAGCAGACCAAAGGCAATAACGATGTAAAACAAAGACAAAAAGCACAACTTAAAGGCTCAGGCAAAGTGCGTGATGCTGCTAAGTTATTTGAAAACTTTATTTAAGGAAATTTAAACAATGGCAACTTATCAAACCTACCAATCTATTGGTAACAGGGAAGACCTCACAGATATGATCTATGATATCTCCCCTACAGAAACACCTTTCATGTCATCTATTGGCAAAACTAAAGCTACTGGCGTTCTTCATGAATGGCAAACAGATAGTCTTTCAGATGCTACACTTTCTAACGCTGCGGTTGAGGGTGCTGATGCTACATCTGCTACACTAGCTCCTACAACAAGAGTTGGTAACAGAACGCAAATCTCACAAAAAACTATCCAGATCGCTGGTACTGAAGAAACAATTGACAAGGCTGGTCGTAAGTCAGAAAAAGCTTATCAACTTGCTAAAGCATCTTCAGAACTAAAACGTGATATGGAAAAAATCATGTTGGCTAACCAAGCTGCTACAGCTGGTGATTCATCTACAGCACGTACACTTGGTTCACTACAAGCATGGTTAAACACTAACTATGTTGGTACAGGTACTGCTGGTTCACTAGGTACTACAGCTCGTGTATCTGGTACAGACGGTGCATTTACAGAAGATATGTTAAAGTCTGCTGTTAAATCAGCATTTACTAACGGTGGTAACCCAACCGTGTTAATGGTTTCTCCAACACAAAAACAAGTAGTTTCTACTTTTGCAGGTATTGCAGAGCAACGCTATGCAGCTCCAGCTAACAAGCAAACTACTATCGTTGGTGCAGCTGACGTATATCTATCAGACTTCGGTACACTATCTGTTGTTCCTAACAGATTTACTACTGCTGATGATGAAGCTACAACAGGCGAAGGCGAACAAGCATTTGTACTTGATCCTGAGTACGCTGCTACTGCTTTCTTACGTCCTTTCCAAACTAATGAACTAGCTAAAACAGGTGACTCTGAGAAGACTCAGCTTTTAGTTGAATACACATTAGAAGTGAAGAACGAAGCAGCACACGCAATCGTTTCAGACTTATCTATCTAGAGTAAGTAAAGGATAGCCCTCTTCGGAGGGCATCTCCTTACGAGGACATTATGGCAAAAATATTAGGCACAGATAAAACAAAAAAAAGACAATCGGTAGCACACAACACAGATGACGGTATTGTTATTGCTACAGAGCAAGACATAACTGAGATCATTGAACAGAATAAAAGAGAGTACAACGCATCATCCACGACATGGGGTGACGGTGACGTGTTCTCTAACAAGATAGCTTCTATACCTTTTACGGTAATAGACGAACTAAACAAACAGAAGATTATGCGTGGCTTCCACGTAGTAGACCCTAAACGATTTAAAGCGTGGTTGAACAATCCTGACAACAGGTTCTTTAGAACTAAACAAGGCACAGTATAATGGCATTCTTTACCGACTACACAACACTACAGTCTACGATAGCTGACTACCTAGCTCGTACTGATCTGACAGACCAGATACCTGAGTTTATTAGACTAGCTGAAGATAGACTACGCAGAGATTTACGCATAAGACAGATGCTTAAAGTAGCTACTGCTGTTGCTACAACAGGCGACTCTACAGTATCTTTACCATCAGACTTCCTTGCTATGAAAGACTTACATATACAAGGTAACCCTGTAAAGACTATAGAGTTCTTATCTACTAGCAACTTCTTTAGAAACGCAGGCACATCTTACAAAGGTGCTCCTAACTATTACACATTGCTAGGCTCTGAGTTTCAATTTGCTCCTATACCTGATTCAGACTATACGCTTCAAATGGTTTACTTTTATCAGCCAGATTATTTAAGCGACACTAATCCTTCTAACCTATGGTTAGCCTACACACCTGACTTGCTGCTATACGCATCACTCGGTGAGGCCGAGCCTTATCTTATGAACGATGAACGATTACAAACATGGGCATCTATGTATGACAGAGGCCTTAACGCAGTAATTAAAAGCGATGATGACTCTGAGTATCCTGCACAACCACTATCTATAACTATATCTAAGAGGTAATTTACTATGGCTGAAATGTCAAACTATTTGGAAAACGCACTACTTAACGGAACATTGAACGGTACAACGTACACTGCTCCAACTACAATCTATGTATCGCTATGGACATCTAATCCTGGTGACGATGCCTCTGGTGCAGAAGTATCTGGTGGATCATACGCTAGAGCTGTTGTAACATTTGATACTGCAACAGGCACAACAGGTCTGGTAGCTACAGATGCAGACATTACTTTCCCTACAGCAACTGCTGGATGGGGTACTGTTGGCTGGATAGGTATCAATGATGCATTATCTGGAGGCAACCTTTTGTACCACACTGCATTAGACCTCCCTAAAACTATTGATTCAGGTGATATTTTCAAGATCACTACTGGTAACCTAACCGTAGAATTAGCGTAAGGATAGCACATGGCTCTCGTCTTTAAAGATAGGGTAAAGGAAACTACTACTACCACAGGATCAGGCACAGTTACATTAGCTGGTGCTAGTGCAGGCTTCCAATCATTTGGTGTCATTGGTGATGCTAATACTACCTACTATACGTTAGTATCGGGTAGTGAATGGGAAGTAGGTATTGGTACTTACACATCGTCAGGAACAACGCTGTCTAGGGACACCGTACTAGAGTCTAGCGACAATGGATCTAA